TGGGGGAAGACACTTCCTTATTCCTCCGAAGGCCAGGCCCCTGCAGCACATTGGGCCCGGCATCGAAGTGAATGCAAACCTCTTCTACCCGCCGTTCCCTTGAGCGATGAGCACTCTCGTGCTTTGAGTGCTTGGATGAATGGCGATTGGAATGCCTTGTCCGTTTTACGAGGAGTCGGTGCCAAGTCTCTTTTAGAACATCCTGGGTTCTCTGAATTCAAGAAGTACATGGAGTCTGGGCGCCCACGCTTTGTGGACCAATGGCAGGTTTCACTTGCTTATGCGGATCGAAGTGTTAGGAACGCGGTGGGCCAACGTCATGCAGCAATGCGTGGTACTTGCTCACGCAGTTACGGCAAGAAAACCGCAAGGAGAGAGTTGTCTCCGGAGTTCCTTGCAGCTCTTGATGCAACCGGTGTCGAATGGAACGGTAAAACGTTGCGTGAAGCATTGGATGGCTACTGTTTGCCCCCCTCGGGGGCTAGTGCTATTTTGCAGAGCTACAAAGGCCAGTGCGAGCGACAGGTTCCGGGAAACTGGGACAAGTTGTTTGCGAAACCGGATTTTCAGGACCTCTTTGAAGATTTCGTGTCGAAATATCCCGCCACCCGAGGCTTGGAAGCCTCTCCCATGGAATTGATTGACCGGTATTTGGACGGTGTTGATTGTACGAAATCGGCAGGTTGGGCTTCTCGTTATCTGCCCGGCACAAAAGGTGTTTGGGCCTCGACCACCGATGGAAGGGAAAGATTAACTTATTTAGCGATGTGCCGTTTTGCACTTCGAATTGCTGAAGGCGACAACCTTGCTTGGATTACCGCAGAAGATATGGTCATTGCTGGCTGCAAAGACCCTCTGGAAATCTTTGTGAAGATGGAGGCTCATGGCAAGGAGAAGGCGAAGAAGAACCGTTGGCGATTGATTTGGACTTCGAGTGTTGTGGACAGCGTTTGTCAAGACGTGATGCACCATAGACAGAACAAGGCAGATATAGTAGCGTATAGTGATGGCTCCCTCAACGTGCAAGCGGTGGGGCTTGGCCACCACGACGACGGTATTAAGCGGCTTGGTGAAGTTTTTGATTCAATGTCTCAGGGCACGAAATCGTTGAAAGGCTCCGACGCGAGCGGCTGGGATTTATCCGTCAGCCGCGACGCCATCGTTTTTGATGCTGAACGACGAATCCGACTTCTTACGAAGGCGGAGAGTGTTGCTCGTGATTTGTTGCTTGCAGAAGCCATGACAAACTCCGCTCACGTTTTGGTGATTGGCGAGGCCTTATGGTCTTCCGATTATTTTGGCGTGACGGCCACAGGAATTCCGTCCACATCAGCACAAAATTCCTCTATTAGATCTTTCACACTTCGCGCTTGCGGAGCAGACGATGCAACCGCTGCAGGAGACGACGAGACCCACACGGGCGATGTTGATCCCGATTTGTTGTTGTCGACAGGCTGTTTAACGAAGGAGGGCAGTGAGTGGGAGAGCGGACCGAAAGGCCCGGCTTCTTTCACTTCTCACTCCTTTCGTAAGAGCTTTGGCATGTGGTTCGCCACGTTTGACAATTTGGTGAAGATGTTAGCTCATTTGGATTTGCGGCGTGAGCCTGGAAAGGCTCCGAGCACTGACGTCACCGGCGGCATGTTGTTTGCGCTGCGCCACTCCCCGGTGGAGAAAGGAATTTTTGAGAAGGTTGTGAAGGCTTGCGGTTGGACTCTCGGCGACGAGAGGTTTTGCGATCTTGGTGATTTGTGAACGGCCATGCCCGTGGTTAAGTCCCCCACGGTTGTGCAGACGGGGCCCCAAAGGATCTTTTAGATCCTTTGGGCTTTTCTTGCCCGACGTTGTCTTCAACGTCGATTGAACTTCTTTGTGCTCTTTGTACAGTTGTATCTCGAGGGCATCTTTTTCTTTCATGCCTCCGCGTCGTGCTAGGAGGCCAAAACAACAACAACCCCGAGCCCGGCACCCGACCGGCGCTCGAGCTCGGCGCAGACGCCGCCGAGCTCCCCCCGCTTCATTAGTACCGGTGAACCAGGTTGGTTCGCGGTCCCGCGGTGGCTTTCGCCGCCCCCGTCGCTCTCGTATCATGTCACTGAGTGCGTACAGCTCTAGCA